CAATTGATAGTTTATATTTGCTGCTAGCATAAGATCCATCGTCTAATGATTCAACATGAAATAGATCGTATTCTGTTTTACCGAAAGGTTGCGAAATAAAAGAAGTTGTTTGAGGCGCTGAGAATCTTGAAGAAAAGTCTCCAAAGTTATTCATGTGAGTATTATTACCTCTAACAACAGCAACAGATTCATTAGCAGTATTAACAGTTGCAATTTGGTCGTCTACCGGAAAGTCTGCATATAAAAAGTGAAACTTTGTATCAAAAGCAAAAGAATCTGTATTTAAAACTTTACTAATATAAGAAGGACTGCTTGGATCTAATGAAACACTAAATGACTTAGCAACAGTACCATCTGATTTTACAATATGCAAATCAAATAAACCATCATTAGATAAAGTTGCTGTATCATTAACAGCAATGTCCGCTGAAGGTCCTATTCTCAAGGTATAATCTTTGTGCATAAAAATCATAGCACGAACTAATTGTATTTGGTTATCGGTTTTATTATCATTAGTAAGATCATTATCTGACGGATCCTCATCCATTTGAGTTGTGATGGAATCGTTGTCATTAATGATACCTAGTGTAACATGTTCTGCATTATTAACTAAGTGATCTGCAACAATAAACTGAACAGCGCCATGTGCTCTAGTTGTAGCGTCGCCTCCTGATTCTACTGTTCCTTGAACTTTAAAGCCTGCGTATCCAACGCTTCCGTTTGCTGAAGATGTTCCTGTTCCTAGTATTCTACAAAAAGTTGCAGCTCGGCCGCTATTTGCAAAGTATTCAACAACAGAGTGAGCTGCTGATCTATTTTGGTCAGGGGCACCAAAAATTCTAATAAATTCTTCGCTACTTGTTACTGTTGTCGGGACAAAAGCTGGTCCTTTTTCTGCCGGGCCAATAACTCCTACAGGGGTGCTTAAATTTCGCGAAAGAGGACGAGAAATAACTTCTATTTCTCTTTCAAAAAACCCTGGAGACTTAAATGTCTGTTCAGCCATAATTCTATGCTCCTAATTAATCTTATTCAATTTATAAATATCAGTATCTATCTTAATTATTCTTTATTTGTTGAAATATTAAACAAAACCTCAGCAAATCTTGAATCATATACAGTTTCTCCTTTGCCTTTGCTTGATTTAACACCAACAGGAATTAATTTTCCTTCACTATTTCTCATAAAAACTTTTTTATTATTTTTATAGTCAGACCCTCTTGCTCCAACAAAGTCTGATGTGTAATCTTTTTCGTTTTTATTTATTGCGCTTCCTTTAGAAGAATCAGTATCTAACAAATCATTAATATTATTTGCGCTATTTTGACCTATTCTTTGCGCAGGAATATAAGAATATTCTGTTGCTAAATCATCTAAAATGTGTGCATCTGGATTCGAATCAACTACTCCGCCAAGGCTTCTTGGTTCTAAATCAACAAAGTCTGTAGCAACTTCAAAAGAAACTTCAGCAGCACTTCTAAAAGATCTTAGTGCTGTTTTTCCACCTAAAATATTTGGAGAAATAATATAGCCTGTTGCTGATATTGTCATGCTATATTTAATATAGCGCTCAGCATCTGTAAAGTCTGCATAATTTGTATCTGGACTTAGCGAAGAATCAACAAAAGCGCTAAACCAATATCCTTTGTCACTTTCTATTTTAAATTGATGACCAGGATTAAGCGTGTAAGCACTCATTATTGTTTCTAATATTTCGTTCATTTGTTGCGTAAAAGATGACCAGATTGTAATCTCATAACTTGCACCAAAATATTTTACAGGAGGCATTTCAATAGTTTCGATTATGTTTTTATCTATTCTTGGCTTTAAAGATAAATCAGCATTATTTTGTAAATCTTCACCATTTATATTTGAAAGATTTTCTATATTTTTGTTTTGTCTAAAAGCCAGGTCTTTTTCTGAAATTCTTTTTGTTATGACATGTGGAAACATTTGATTATTAGCAATTCCTTTTTGTGGAATTTGATCGATATTATTTCTAGTTATAGATATAAGTGGTAAAACGTGAGTACCATTTCTGTCAATAATAGGCTCTTTTCTTTGTATTAATGCAAATCTTTCACCTGTCGCAAATATAACGGGTATTTTTCTTTGTTCTTCTTGCAGCATATAATAAAGAGGAATATCTTTATCAAATAAATTAAAGACAGCTTTATCTAAGTCTTCTAAACCGCATGATGGAATTACATAATCAGGTATGTTCTCACCTTCGTAACCTGTTGGTGCATATCTGTTTTTAGAATCTAAATTAAACTTTGTGCTCATTATTCATCTCCATAAAAAGAAGATCCTATTCCGTTGATACTTTTAACAGTGCCATCAGGTGCAACTTTTTTAGGTCCTGTAATAGGATCTTCTAAAACACCATCTTTTCTCAATCGTCTTATATCAGCGTCATTTGTTCCTCTTTGTTGTTCAAATGTTGTTTGAATTGCATCTTGGTCTGAATACCATTCATCAATAGGTCCATGAGGTCTAACATTGATTTGATTAAGACGTGTTTGTTTCCCAGTAACTTTCATCGACGCTATTCTTTCAATTTGTCCATAAATTAGCTTATCATAAATTATTGATGTAGCTTCAAAGAAATAAGAACCATAAGAAAAATAGTCACCTTTCTTAAAGTCAATATTTCTATCCAATAAGTCTCTATATTGCATATAAATACTTAATGTTTTAATATATTCTGTACCAAATTTTGTTGTTTTTGTTTCTGAAGGTTGCCATTCAACAAGACATTCTATTTCAATAGGCGGATTAAAAATTTTATCTATCGACTCTTCATACATTTCATGCACTTCAGATATATCATTTCTTACTGTATAATAATATATTTTTTGACCTGCAACGTCTTTAATAATTTCTTTTGTAATATCTGCAAAAAAATCAACTTCTCTTTGTCCGACAAATAATCTAGCCATTTTTTTATCCTATAATTATTGCTCTTCCGTTAGGAACTGGTATTTTCTTTAAAATATTTAGCATAGACTCAGCTTGCGCTGCATCTGCCTCTAAAAGCTTTTGATATGTTAACTTTTCTAAAGTCGAGGATAAACTATCTAATAAACGCTGCTTATCTTCTCGACCTTGACTTATTAAGTCTGAACCATTCATTTGCAATTCACTTCCTGGAATTGGCACTGAACTGAATTTTGATCTTACAAGTCCTAACGTTTCTTTACAAAGAGCAAATGTATATTGCCTTATCCATTGACGACTCATTTGATTTATTTTACTATATTGTATATTTCCAAAAGGAACATTAGATAAATTTGAAACACCATCAATTGAAGCATCATCATAAGGTAATGATGGTTTATACGGATTAGATGGAAAAGAAAATTTTATAAACAAATTCATAGGATTATCATTTGAAGGTTTTGGAAATATTCTTAGATTCTGTCCTTGTAATTTATAAGAATAATTACTTCTTCTAACTCTATTTGATATATCAAGCTGGCTTGCTCTTAATAAATCTTCAAAAACAGGTAAAACATAAAAAACAGTTTCTGGAGTAAAAGACTCAAATGAAAATTGATTATTCAAATAGTTTATTGCTGATGTTGTATCAAAAAATCTATACGCAGCTTGAGGTGAAAAATGATAAACTTCTTGTATTTTTATTTTTGTAGGATCTGCTATCGATAATATTTGATCTCTATACACTGGATTAAACAAACTTAGCTGGTCATCTTTACCATTATATGCTTCCAGTTTTAACTTTTCTCCATTAGGTCCAGGTATAACCATGTCTGTATAAACATTGTAATCCTGCTTATCATGAGATAATTCTATATAACCTCTTACAAAATCTGTCAAACCACCAACAGCTGCTTCACTTGCATAAGGTTCAGCTCTTCTTATAAGATAATCAACTGTTTCTCTTGGAAATCTTTGTTCTTGACCATGCGGTCCAAGTTTTTTGTCTTCTATTGGAGAAGATGATACTTCAATAGTCGTTTTAGTTGCACCTTCATCATTAGCATTGACAACAACACCATTAGCATCTCTATATACTATGTTTCCAGTGTTTAAGTTATCGTCTGTTTCTACTTTAATACTTATCTCTCTTTTAC